TCCCCAAATATGATCTATACAACAGCCGCCAGGAACATATCCAGCAGTACTAATGTATCCAGCTGTGCTAGCATAACCTATATGTAAAGCTTTACCAACCTCGTCTAAAATACCATCGTGCCATCCCCAAATATGATCTAAACAACAGCCGCCAGCAACATATCCAGCAGTACTAATGTATCCAGCTGTGCTAGCATAACCTATACGTAAAGCTTTACCGACTTCCTCTAGTGGCCCTTCATGCCATCCCCATAAAACTCCAGCAGATGCAGCTCCTCCAGCATATCCGACAGTACTTACATATCCTGCAGTGCTGGCATATCCAGCTGTAGCAGCATAACCCGCAGTCATTGCTGTGGCAGCTGTGCCGACAATTACCGTAGTAGTCTCTGTCAATACTAAATTAGTTGTACCTAAATATTTTCCAATTAAATTTCCAAATTTATTTCTTATTTCTGCAAATCCAGCCCAACTAAATAGGCCTAAATCTTTAGGATCAATTCCCACGTATTTTCCTTGATTATAAATTTCAATTCCATTCGAGCAGCCGACGTTAAAATTAAAACAAGAATTTTGTATGTTAATTCCCCAGCAACTAATTCTAGCGGATGATCCTCCGCAACAGTCTAAAGCTAATCTAGGCGCTCCATCAGAAATTAAAGAAGCTTTATTGCATCCAGAAATAAGATCAACATAAGCGGAGTAATTTAAACTTGTGCCCATTGAAGATTTTGTGGAGCCTCCTTTTGCTGTAAACCCATTGTCTATTCCATCTGTTCGTGCGAATACTGTTCCAGAGCCAGATTTTAAAGATAATTCAGTTCCAAGCATTCCAAATTGACTAATTGTAGCATAATTCGTCTGATTTCCGTAGAATATTTGGTTATGCCCAACACTAAAAGAATTTGCTCCAGAATTAAAATATAATGCAGAACCAGCGATTGAATTATCTACTCCAAAAGACCAACGATTATTTTTGTCTCTTGCGTAAAAATATTCTGGAAAAAATCCCCAAGCGTTTTGCAAATTTGTTCCAAGATTTAAATACATTCCTAAAACTTTGCATTCGAAAGTTCCAACGCTCAGATATTTTCCATAAAATTGATTGGCAAGTTGATCAGATATTTTCTTAGTATTTGGATCAAGCACAAGCGTTCCTGACGATCCTTTCGCTTGGTCATTGTTTAGGGGATTAAAATCAATAAGTAAATTCATATATATTTATTATCCATATTGAATTGCACATAAAGGACTGCTTTTCTGGCTTTGGCACCCTTTGACTATAATAGGTCCAGTAGAAAAAATCATCACATTTCTTCCGGATGCACTTTTATATGGAGTAATTTCGCCAGTATTTTCATCGCAAGTATAAACATAGTGAAATGTTGCAGTCATCCCTGATTCTAATCTATATAGCCATAAATCTATATATCTCTGCGCACTATCCCAAGCCTGGAAAATTCCTGATCCAGAATTCCATTTTAAGTTACATCCAGAAGAATAATTTTGCATCCAAAAACTACTTTGACTTGCGTAAAAATACATATTTTGCATTGAATATTGTCCTCCATAAATATGTAGAATCCCAGATCCTTGTCCATCCCAAAGAAAATTAGAATCGTAATTATGAGAAGTTGCGTATATAGAAGCTTCGGTTTTACTGCATTTTAAACCTACTCTATTTGGTGTATAATTATTCTTCAAAAAGAATTCAACATAATCTAAATAAGGATTAATAGCCCACTCCATTTGATTGTCAAAACTTTTAAAAAGAAGACCGAACATTCCATCTTCTAATTGTCCCATCAAACCATAAGCTGATCCTCGTCTTGATATATATGGTCCATCTGTATTTATTCCAGTCTCTAGCCTGCCCATATATCCTCTCATCTGGCAAAAGTTATTTGTAGACCCACTTTTAATATAAGCGTAAACCGATCCCTCATTAGCTTTTAAATTTATTCCGGCGTAAAGATTATTATTATAAAAATTTATAATTCTAACCATATTATCACTGCCTCTAATTTGAGTAAGGAAATGATGGTCATCCTCAGGATTTATTGATTCATACGTTGCTTTAAATTCAAAAAGTCCATAATAATTTAAAGCATCAAATGTCAATCCAGGGCCTAAAAGGTTATATCCAGGAGTAATTCCAAATTGAAAATATGTAGGAGATATAATTGCAGTAAAAGCTTCATTTTTTCCTTTTCCAAGGTTGCCATTGTTATAATAAGATTTTTTATACGTTTGCCCTAAAGAAATATAATTTGAATTTTCTCCATTAGAACCATCATAATAATGCCAGTGCCAGCCCCAATTCCCATTGATATCAGTACGACTTTGGGAAAAAACTTGATATTGCTCAAGAGAACAGCTTGCATTTACACTTCTAGGATTTTCGGCGCCTATAGAAATAAAATTTTTCTTTAAAATATTATTACTAAAATTTACATATTTTCCTACGAAACAAGGCAGCCCTCCATCTATTCCTGCGAAAATCATATTATATTGTCCTTGGGTTTTTGTATTGCATATTAATTACACTTATACCAGAAGCGTTATTTCCCAAAATAGTTAAATTAGCGCTTATAGGATTGTCATTTTTATGCTCTTTGAGTTGGGTTTTAATATATAATTGTTTTGCATTATTTGGTAAAATTGCCTTCCCAGAATAAATATTATCTATAAAATTTAAATTTTTATAATTAACATTATTAGAATTAACATCATAATACCCAGTCGATATAGAATAACTATTTTCAAAATTTATATTATAATTCAAAGGATCATTCATTAATCCGGTTATAAGTATATTTTTATTTAAAATATATGTTTTTACAGGAGTAAAATTAGTAACGTACCCGCTATACAAAAGACCGTTGCTGTAACCCGTTACGATATTATTATATTCGACAACTCCATCTATAGCGTTTCCAGTTAAAGTATATTCTATGTTTTTAATGTCTATATAATTTCCAAACACTTTATTTCCTAAAGGAATATCTCCGCTTATATTAATAACATCAATATTTTTTTCACAAAAGCCTGACCCAGTGACCGACGAATTGATTACGCCTGTCCCAATAACAGCATTACTATTTATATCAATCGTCGAATTATATATTCTTGGATTTTTTATCAATCCAGTGACGAATTGGTTGATATTTTTAACTCCAAAATCATCTACAGTATAATTTAATACCATATTAGAACCAAGATTTAAGCCTGTGACCAAAAATTTTCCAGAATCATTGATAGTATTTGTAAGAGCAAAAACTCCTCCAAAATTTTTAACGAGAAAACCTGTCGCAGGGATTATACCAATTCCGGATCCAGATAAATTAGATATTGCATTTAAATTTAAATCATAAATATTATTATCTATATTTAAATATTTAAAATTATTTAAATTAATTTCATTTTTTGATCTTTCCAAATAGACTCCAGTTGATAAATATCCAGACGAATTATTAATTAATATATTTTTTAATTCCCCAGTCATAATACCTGTATAAGTAAATTCTATTTGACTATAATTAAATCCCGTTACAGATTTTGTAACTGGGATAGAAAATATTCCAGTTCTATTGACAATAGTATTATCAAACCCAGAAAAAATGTTATTTTCTATCGTTTGAGTTCTTAATTTTGAAACAACTTTTCGATATCCGGTTATATATTCAAAATCAGATCCAGTTATATTTTGCGTTGTAAGCAATGATCCATTTCCAGATATAAGAATTCCCGTAATATTATTAATTGGATAGCTAGTTTCCATAAAACCACTTCCAGTTAAAGTCAAATATCCCGTAAGCATTTTTTCTCTTGGAGGACCGAACCAATTATTATAACCAGATTCTAAATAATAAGTATGATAAGTAGATCCTCCACAAGCTGAAGACCTTAGCCCATAATTAGGGCTATTTGGATCATTTTCCCAAGGACAATGAATGTCTCCACTATTTGGGATAACCAAAAATTTTGTTTCTGCATCTCCTCGTAAATTTGTATCAGTTAAATTGCCAGATGAGACCCAAATAGAACTTCCAGGTTTTACAATTGGCGGAGAAATTGTGAAATCGCGAATCAAATTCGGCATAATACCATTTTCAATAAATTCGATTGCTGGACGAGTGATTATTATGTTTTTTACTCCTGAATCATTTGTTTCGAAAAATATTCCAGTATTTAATTGATAAATTTTATTTATATAGCCTATTCTTGGATGATCTTCTTCATATATTTCTCCATCTTTTGCCCCAGTACCAATTCCATAAAACTTGATTGCATATTCTCCTAAAAAATCACATTTTCCCGTAAATCCTGTTCGAATTGAATAAGTTCCACGATCTTCTATATATCCTGTAACAGGATTAGAATAAAAATTATTATTCAATAAATTAAAATTCAATCCTGTTGCCTTATACAAGTTGTACTCATTATGAGTAACTAGTCCAGTTTCGATAATATCACCAGTAAATATTTTATAGCCTTCTTCATAAGAAATCCCTAAGACTCCATTAATTCCTGTGGTATATTTTAAACCCGTTCCAACACAAGAATAAGTATAATTCACAATATTTTCTGGAGAGTTAATATTATTTGGATTCCCATTCGCCTCATATGTTATAAAATCTAAATAAGTTGTTAGTTTCTCTTCTCCATATTTATTTTTCAAAATATTTGAGCCAGAAACAAATAAATATCCCGTTCCATTCACGAACCCAGTATAGTTAGAATTTACATTTCCGGTATATTCTATAATATTTCCTAATATGTTTGTATTTGTATAGTCTCCGGTTGCTAAACCAAAGCCTAAATAATTTAAATTTATATTCACATAACCCGTCGCGACAGCTGGAATAGATAACTTGTTGGTGATATTTTTTTCAATAATTCTATTATTTAAATCCCCGCTAATTATCCCAGTAGCATTATAAGATGCGTAATCTGAATTAATAAAACCACTGCCCGTAACAATTCCAGAAAATTGACCAGTATAATATCCAGTATTAAAATAATTAAGCCCGACTACTTCTCCATCATACATTCCAGTCGTCTGAATATTTTGCGGATTAAAATTATAGTTTCCAAAAAAATAAGATCCACTATTGTAATAAAATATTCCACTTCCGGTTATTCCATTTTGAGAAATACCAATTCCGCTAGTTATTCCCGTCAATAAACCGAAGCCGAAAATATTATTAGATAAATTAATAGCTTTAGATTCATTTAGGATAACTGAAATTGGATAAGCGGTAATAAATTCTCCGGAAGCATTTCCAGTGCTTAACGCACTTACATTCTGATTCTCTACAAATCCGCTAACAATAATTAAATCTGAATATACTTTTTGATTAATGGTATTAATATAATTTAAATTATTCGAAGGATTTTTCCCAGTCCCTATTATATCAATATTTTTAAACATATATCCATACCCCGTTATATCTCCAGAAAAATTAACATTAGTTATTCCCGAACCGATAATAGAACTTTGATAATTTCCAGTATATCCACTTAAATAGCTTAATTTTATTTCGACCTCTTTATTTCCATAAAGACTTTCTTGAGAATTTATTTTTTGTCCCGTTATAAATTCATAATTTAATATATTATATCCTTCGATAGACTCACCTAGCCCTGCATCTAAATTAGAATAATTTATATTAGATCCACTAAATATAAAATAATTTACGTCAGTTTTTTTTGAATTTAAATAAATTGATTTTTTAGAATTATTACTATCTGTGAACAAATTTAAATTTATTAAAAAATTTTCATAATTTATAGATGGATTTAGTCCCGAACTAGAAATTATAATCTGACCAGTTGAATTTGGGCTATAAATTCCAGTACTTAAAGACTCTAATTTAAAATTATAGTAAGAATCAATTACGCCAGAATTAATTTGAAAAGTTTTATCAGAAATGTTTGTAATTGTTCCAGTTACGTTTTGGCCGACCTCAATATAATTAGGAAAACTTAAATCAATCCCCAAAAAAACTCCTAAAAATTTTAGATTTTTTAAATTTAAAAATCCATTTTGAAAATCATAAATAAAAGTATTTCTTTTACTTATATTTTTAGGTTTATTTAATGATATTGGTACATTGTTTAAATAATAACTATATCCCGTATTCGAAACTTCTCCTGATAAAAATATGTTTTTGCCGCTTTCAATCGAATCAATAAAAAGATTGTCTGGATCTAAAAGTTTATTGTTATAAGTTTTAAAATTAAAATCTTCAAAACCAAACATCCCTGTACAATTAGGATTAGAAGTGGCCTCTATATCAAAAATAAAATTTAATTTATTTTCATAAAATATATTTATTTTTTTTTTGCCTTCTAATTTCATAAAGCTAATTTTTTTATTAATACCTTTCCTAATACAGGATCATTTTTAGGGGGTTCATAAGGACGCGACGAGTAAGTGACCGAAGTAAAGGCGCCATTTGAATCTATAATAAAAGAAAAACTCGTTAATCCAGAATTAATTATGGCACTGGAATTTATTCCTATATATTCTACAGTTAAACTTTCAGCCATAGTATAATTAGTTCTATCTCCTGCTCCCATATCCCCCTGGGGAAACAATTCTCCGGTTGCGCCTCTTTTTTGCAAAGCTGTTCCATCTTGAGACCGGTCCTTGCTTTCGTATCTCGCTAACTGATAGTCTCCATCACGCATAACGCCCTCAGCGATATTAAGATTTCCATCAATGTTTCTTTCAACAGCAGTACTTTTTTTAATCCATCCATAAAAAGGAGCAGTAGAAGGCAAAACGATTCCATCATAAGACCATCCTATATTGCTTAAAGATCCCTGCAGTATACCTTTTCCTTTATTGGAGCAGCTTGATGTAAATTTGTCACATGAGTCGGTTTGACCGCAAGGATCAGTCGAGCATTTATCAGTTCCCGTATTAACAGGCTTGATAAGCTCTTCGTCAGGATGGACGGCGTTTCCATCTCTTCCGAAAGCTTGTCCATACGGCTTACCTTGGAACGCTATTAAAGAATATGCTGCATTTCTATTTTCATCGATAAAAGAAAAGGCATTAGTATCTGTTATTGGGGTTCGATTAGTTCTATAATACCCCATGATTCCCGCTGGAGTTGTCCCGCCCTGAACCATAACGTCTTTTAATTGGCCAATCCACGGAATAACTGTAGCAGGATATCTGCCTTTATAATCTTCCCTTTTCTTTTTTGTATCTGTAACGCCTACTGTTTTTGCCCAGTTTCCTGCATCATCAAAGTCTGGATATTTTTCATAAGATACTTGTTTCGCATATTTTCCTTGATCACATATATCAATTGATGGTCCTCCCTGTGGATTTCCTGATACTACTTTAAATCTTTTGCCATAATCTTGAAGCGCTCCAGATTCTCTAGCTTCATAATAGTTTCTAAGCTCAGGATCCACTATGCTAAAATACCAAACATCATAAGTGCAAGCAATATCCCACAAAGCTTTATCCCCCAAAGCTTCGGCTACTAGTTTCATATAACTTTGGCTCACAGAGCTAAATCCTCCTCCAATTACTGTGCCCATGAAGCCTAATCTATAATATTGTCCACTTCCATAGCAATAATCGTCTCTTAAATCTTTACTAATCTGAGCCAATACTCCACAAACTACGTCTTGATCCAAAGTATTTCCGACATAGTTTAGTATAATTTGCTGATAATTTTCTGCAGAAAGAGAGGCGGACTTATTTGTGACTAGAGAATATTCATTGTACCCACTAGAAAAAGTCCCTTCTTTAGAAAGGCTTCTAGAATAAGAAGTTATCGAAGGCTCATTGAGGTTTACATTTGGTACGCTTGCTTCTGAATTAAGAATATTAACAGTATTATCGCTCCAATCCCAATACCACATTAATCCTAAATCTGAACAAATTGAATTTAAAACTTCTCGAACAGATCCTACGTTAGAAAGATTTTTTGCCTCATACAAATATTGTAAATTTCCTCCAGCGCAACCAATTTCTTGTAAAGCAAACTCCACAAAGTCTTGACCAGAATAAACAATATCTTTTTCTCCACATACAGTATTAAGTGATACGTTCTCTTGCGTTTCAACAACTTTTTCCAAGCAGTCGAGGCAAACTTTTTTGTCTTGAATTTTTTTTACAGATTGTTCAGCGCCAAGAAGATGTAAATTTCCTCCAACGCCTGGCCTATATCCAGCTCTTTTATACAAACCGATAACATGCCGATCTAAATATTTTACAGATTGATCGCAATAAGTTAAATCGTAAATTGTTTCTCCCACAGTTTTTTCGACTTTAGATTCTAAAAGAAACGCTCGAAATGGAATTTTATTAATTGATAGCGTTACAGGCTCAACTAAACTCGGTTTAGGAGGAGATTTTATATTTGGAGAATTTGGTATAATAACCCTTAAGGTACATTTACTAGGAGTAGAAGTAAAAGAAGATTCTGATCTTGCTGAAAAAATATAGCCCCCATAGGCCATGCCCGGAGGATTACCTCCCACGGTAATATTAGTCAGATATTGCTCAGAAACAGCCATGATTTCTCCTTATACCATATAAATATTACACTTATAAATCAATAAATTTATTAAATTCATTGTCAAACAAAACTTGAGAATTAGCATCAAAAATATTTTGAGACGAGTAACTGACTCCAGAATACATATTTATAGAATCATTATTGTATAAATCTATATATTTTTCGCCTGTTATAATTTTTTCTATATTTTGGACTGCTATATATTCTAATTTTTCTCCAGTTATATTTCCAATTATTCCAGAATATAAATTTATGAAGGCGTTAATATTTGTATTATTTTCATTTTTTAAAGATTGCTCTTCTTGAATTATTTCATAATTGACTACCCCTTGGCCTAAAATACCCGTTGGATTCACATATCCACTTTCGGTATAAGTACCCGTTATCGTTGAAAACTCTTGCTCTAAAAATTCTCCTGTTTTTTCTAATAAATATGATATATTAATTATATCATTTTTAGATAAAGATTTATTAAATATCATTATATTATTAATATTGCCCAAGAACCCCGTGTAGGCCGAATTTTTTGTGCCGCCAAAAATAAGAGTTTTATTTTTATCTTCAAAACCTAAATTAATATTGGATAAATTATTTTCTATAATATTTTGATTAAACAAATTGAAGTGCATAAGATTTAAGTTATTATTTGAATAACTTAAAGAGACAATATTATTTTTTGCAGTAGGATTATTTAATCCTATCGTTCGAAATGCTGACCCAGAAAAATCTAAAAATATTTTCCTTATATCATTAAGGCCTAAAAATAATTTAGATCCATTTAAATTATTGAAATCTTTCATTTCTAATAAAATTTCTCCAAGCCCGTCCTGATTAGCTTGACTATTCAAATTGTTTTGATATTTTATCATAATAGTAAAATTTTTAAAATTAATTGGATGAGAAATTTGTAAAAAATTATTTTTATTGAAAAATCCCGACCCAGATACTATACTAGTATCTAATTTGTTAAAAAATGCGGGATTATAAATGCCCTCTAAATAAACATTATTATTATTTCCACTAAATTGAGGCTCATTTTTAAAAACTTCGTTTTTTATAAAATTTCCAGAAAAATAATTAAAATTATAATTAACAATTAAAGATTTTTCATCAATAAGATTATTTTTTAAATATTCTTTTATATTTATATCATTCATATAATTATAAATCCAGGAAATTGATTTTGAACCGTAGAAGACGATTGGATGCCTAATTCTAAAGGAGGTAAAACTTGTGAGGCAGTATATCCTTCTAAATTATATTGCCAGACTTTTTCTGTTGGATCATAAGACGAAGTATTAACTGTTATATTTTCCAAATTCATTCCTTCTGATCCATAAAAATTTCTTATACCGCTTCCCTTAAAAGAGCCCTGAAGCTGAATCTTTTCTAAAGAATATCCTTGAAAATTTTGTATATAATAACACGGCGCAACTGCAGAGGGAACATATTTTCTGATAATCAAGCTAGGCTTAACTCCCAACGAATAATTTCCCTCCGTAAAATTAGCGGGTAAATTTTGATTACTATAAGTTTTAGAAAAATTAAATTTTCCAAGATTAGTTTTCGAAATATTTAAATTTTTTAAAAAACCAAAATTATTAAAATTAGGTGTAGAATTTAGCGCTTCTGCTTCTGTTATTTTCGCTTTTTGATGGCCTCTATAAATTAGTTCTCCTTCGACAATGGTTTCTGTTACATCGTATAAATAATTTTTATTTTTAGTAATTTTATATTCTATATATGGATTTGGCCGATTATCATTGTTAAATAAACAATTGAAAGAAATTGTATTTTTTTCATTATTCTTTGTCAAAGAAAATTCAAGTATTATTGGATTTAAATATCCGCTGAATAATCCAGTAGCAATATTATAATAATTTATATTATTCTCAAAATTATCAATGCTTTGATTTAGCCCGCAACTATAGTTTCCTTGCAGAGACACATTTATAAAATTATTTTTTGCACCAGAAGAAGCATCTAAACTATATTGCAAAACTCCTCCAGAATAATTAGACAAAATATAAGATTCCTGTATTTCATATTTGCTATTAATTCTGTCTATAGATTCCTTAAAAGAATTCAGAGAATATTTTTCACCAGTTATAAATAAGGTGCTAGGAATTGAACTCAAACCAGAATAATTTTTTACAAATTCTATAGCATTATTTAAAGCGTTAGAATATCCACTATTAGTATTTATACCTTCCGCAGAAATTTTATGCACTAAACTAGTCTTATCTTGAGATTGATTAAAAGAAAATTCATTTATTGGATTATTCACGTTATATAAAAAATCTTCAGAAGTTAAACTTATAGAATAATCAACAATTTTATTGTAATTTGATTCTTTAAAATTTATTGAATTTATTGTAATATAATTTTTATTATATATTTTTTCATCAATATTTGAATTATTTCTTTCATATATTTCTAATTCTTTAAAATTTTCAGAAAAAATATCAGTTAAATATTTTTGACCAGATTGTAATTCTAAAAAATTATTTCCTGTAATTTGTCCGTTTAATTCTATTTTTTCTATGGCTCCAGTTTTTTTTCTGTTCGATTTTATTTCTTTTGATATCGTCACCATAGGCGTAGGCGAAGGCAAAAAATTTTGATTATATTTTATATAATTAAGAGTCATATGCGACCACTTTCTTTCCTTCGAAATCCCCATTTAAACTTATAGTATATCCCTCGTCTTCGACTACAGAAGAAAAAGTTTGACTGGAAGATATTCCTGCCATCAAATTTCTTAATTCTCTAAATGTTAAATTTTTTCCGACGCCCTTTATTTCGAAAGTCTTTTCTCCAAGGTTATTTTGATTGCCAAGGCTTTTTATAGTGTTATGATTGACAATAACATACTCTTTAATCATAGGCGTAGGTTTTTTATCAGATGTTTTTATTTTTAAATATTTTATAGTATTATTTGGCCCAAAATAAGATGGATCAGATGTATTAGAGATAGAATATTCATAATTCATATTTTTAAAATTTTCTAAAGGATAATAATTCCCACTAGGATAAGAAAAGCTATCTTGTAAAATTTTAGGATATTGAGATTTTCTTATCTCAAAAATATCTTGAGAAGTCACATTAGAATTTTTATATATTAAAATATTCCCTTTTTCATTATCAGTTTGAATTCCGGCTCCATCGATTGATTTATTTATAGAATATTCTAAATAATAATTTAGAGCATGCGCGACATCATTTGTATATATTACTTTATATCTTGCTTGAGACTTTTGAGGCTCAAAAGTCTTTCCAAATTCTAAAGGTTTTTCAGATAAATTAAAATATTGACCAGAATAAATATCTGCATAATTTATAAAGAAATTATTGCATCTACTAAACGAAAGATCTTTTTCTAAATTTATTATTTCATCAAAATTTTGCGCATCTGGAGAAATGAGTAAAATTTCTCCTTCTTCGGTTATATTAGCGCTCCCATCATTTTTAATATTAAAAATATGATTTAAAGAAATAGAATAATTATTTTTTAAATTTTTATCAATCTGAATTTTTTTTGAAAAAAAACATTCTCCATTTACAGAATTGTAAGTCTCTGAAAAATAATTTTTTTTGGTCTTTAATATATTATAATATCCAGAAAAATCTCCGTATAAGCCATAGTTTAAATTATCGTTAAATATTTGGGAGGCAAAATTTTTAATTTTACTAAAAGTTTCTTCGTTGCTTAATTCTAAGTTTTTAACTTTTATTTTTAGATCGTGGGAATAATCATATTTACTAGAATCATAATTAAAATTAAAATTTTCATCGAAAGACTCAATTTGGCCCTGTACTAGCGGCAAAGAAGATCCATAGTATACTCCAGATAAAGATCCAAAATCATTATTTTCAATAATTTCTATAGAATATTTATATTTACCTATAAATATTGGATTTTTTTCTGTGAAATTAACAGATTTTATAATTCCGCTTCCAAGAAAATATCCATTTATTTCTATAGGAGCATATTGACCAGAAATTGAATTCAGTATTTCTTTTGTATCTAAAATAGATTCTTTTACCCCTTCGCCGTCAGTATTTTTTTTCCTATTATATAATATACCTTGTAAATCAACTTTTTTAGTAGTATTAAATAAAGCGTTATTATTTGAACTATAAGACTTTTCGATATCTATAGACATCAACGTAGTATCTTTAAATATATAGTCCATACTTTATCCTATGAAAGATCTACCCACTCCATAATTTCTAAATGGATTGTCCGTAGTAGCTGGTAATTCTTTTCCTGTTGCGCGACCAATAGATTGTCTCAAACTTTCGGCAACTCCTTTTTGAACTTGAGCTAAAATTGATTGAGACATTTCTTTTAATTTTTGATCAAAGTTTTTTTCAATTTCTTGTTTAGTTTTCTCTAAATCACTATCAGCAATTTCAATTTTAAATGTGGGGGCAGTTAAATTAACCGCTACACTTCCTTCTACAGCTAAAGGAGAAACATTAATATTCCCGTCTACATTAACATTTTCGGGTTGAGTATTTCTATTGAAACTAGTTTTAATAGCAGAAGAAAGATTTGAAATATCCTTATTTAAAGATTTAATGTCTTGTTGACTGCTATTATTTTGTAATTGAGGAGTAGGAGCTTGAATTACTCTTTGAATTATAGAAGCCAAGCGCTCAAAATCATTATTCGTTCCAGAATTTGACTGCGCTTTTGGTTGAGCGCCAGTATAACCAATGATTACTTGTCCATTAGGCATGACTGTTCGATTTATCATGTTTCCACTCGAAGTTAGATTTTTATTTTCTTGATTCAATGACGGGGCGCCTTCTTTACCCAAGTTCTTTGATATTTCTTGTTGTATTTCTTGTTGTTTTTGTTGCAATAAATCTAAACTGCCTTTAATTTGTTGCTGTAATTCTTGAATTTTTTGAGCATTCTCGATGTATTGTTCGAAAGCTTGATATTGAACTGATCCAGTATCTTTCGTAAGATTTTGCAAAGCTGAACTTTTAGAAGAATTTTTTTTCTTTTCTTGCTCTGTGAGCTCCTCTAAACTCATTATTGGTTTATTTTGAGCGACAGCATTTTTAACTTGCGTTTCGATCCATTTGCCTAAACTTTCATTTGCATTTAACATATTCTGCCTTAAATCCGTTGTCCTCGACATTTCTTCTTTTAAGTTGGCTTCATTTATAACTTTAGAGCTTAACGCGTTGAATATATCTATTTTTTTGTTCCCAATATTTTCTACAAAATCAGCATTTGTTTGAGCCCCCTTAATATTGTTATTACCTATATCCACTGCATTTGAAGGATTGAGCCCTAATAAATAGTTGCTAATGCTATCTTTAATTGCCTGTCGTATACCAGAAGAAATAGTATTATTCATATTTCCTGATATTTGTTGCAATAGTCCTGTGATAGTTTTTACGTCATTAGCCATTCCTTGGACATTTAATGGTAATTCAGAAGTCGCTTTTCCAGTTTTTAGAGCCTCGTCTACTTGAGTCGCGGCAATTTGTTTGGCGCGAGACATCCTAGAATTTAATAAATCTAACATAGCACTTTGGCCTGAGCTTAACATTAACTGTCCGCCATATTGTCCTTTTGAATCATAAATTCTATTACTCTCATAAATTGCTTGTCTTAAAGTGCTTCCTTGATATAAGATGTCATTTGTTCTACTAGATATCATTGCTTCTCTAATTCGAGAAGCTCCTCTTTCTTCCCCTGGAGCAAATCCTCCTAGCTGATCTGCTATCATTTTATACAATCCAGTTTGAAATCCTGGAGTTTGACCTCCAGAAAGCGACGAATTAAATCCTCCTCGTTCTGCATTAAAAGCGGCTTGAGCCATTTTATCTTGTTTAATTCTATCGAGTAAACTTTGTCTATCTCCTCTCAAATCTTGAAACCCAAATGCGGATTGCCCTCCAAAAGCGGCGCGGTCAACATCCCTGGAAGCCATGGCTTTTTGAACTTGAAGTTGGGCATTTGCTATTGCGTTAGCTTGTGCATTTTTCTGATTTAAGTCTATTAATTGCTGATTTTGCTTATCTAAATTTGATCTAAGATCTGTATTAAGCTTTTCTCTATCCCCTTTTGTAAAATCTTTTCCAAGTTTATCTAATGAAGACGATATCTCTCTTGCTACATTTTCTCCAGAGTTAGTAGTATTAATTTTACTTAAATTAGTTAAAACTTCATTATATTTATCATCTTCGACTTTGCCTTTCATCCCGCCTAATGAAGCCATTGCTGTTTTCATTAAATTTTCATTTGTATTATTTTTTATTGTTTGTGCTTCATTTACGAAATCTTGCCGCCTCATAAGCTCTTCTATAGAAGAGGTTAATTTTGCTTCTTCAAAAGAATTTAAAAATGGTTTTTGATAATCTACTAGCCCTTTCGCTTTTTCGATGTCTAGTAAATTTTTATTCGACACGGACTGCTGATTAAATTTTTCTCGATAAGATCGAAATTCTATTGCGCTTTGAGCTAAAGCTACTAAGGCCTCTTTAAATCTTTCCACAGAGCTTTTGGCGAGATCTATATTCTTTTTTTCTTCGGTTATTTGCTTATTTAATTCTTGTCTTGCTGCCTCAGTTTTTTTCATAACTTCTGCAGTTTTAGAAGAATCTGATCCCAATCTAATAATTTGCTCTCTTAACCTTTTGATGTCTTCTGGACTGGCGTTTCTTAAAACTTCTGACACATTTTTATCTAAGCCAAAATCTCTTTGCATTTTATTAATAAAATCTGCGCCAGATGAGTTTCTCAAACTATTAATTTCTTTAGGATTTCTAAAAAGTTCTTCAAATTTATTTAAGCCCTCTTTTGAAAATGATCCGACAACTCCTGCGGCAGCAGTTTGACCGGCTAGATTAGTTTTTAATAGCGTAGATCTTGCATCCTGAAAAATATTTTCTAATATATTTCCTATTAATGGAGTAATTTTATTTTCAATCCCAGCAAATTCTGCTGCGCGACCAATAATATTTCCAGTAGTAGATATCGAAGTTAAATTTCCTCCCATTTTTTGTATAATATTATCGGCGCCACCAAAAATGCCTTTCGCTGCTTCTGTAAAAAATCTTAAAAAATTATCAGGGACATTAGAATCAATCGCAGATTGAGTTTTTGCAGCAAATTCTAAGCCTTTTTGCTTTTGTATTAAATCTTTCTGTATCTTAGTAATTTCTTCTTGTAATTTTGTATTATCTTGTATAGCTAAAAGTTGCAATCTATATGCTGATGGTATTTCTCTAGCGGCGTCTAAAAGTTCTTTATTTAATTTAACTAAATCTGAGCTTTTTGTTTTTGGATTACTATATGCTTCAGTTAGTTTTTGCAAAACTGTAGAATATTTTTGAGTTCCATTTGCAAAATTAGAATTTTCATCCTTTATTTTCTCTAAAGATTTTTCTATATCTGGAGCTTTGCTAAATAAATATGAAGTTAGGGCATTCATTACTCCAGCTATACCGATCAATGAGCCAATAGCAATTCCGGCGGGTCCAGGAATTAAGCCAATGGCAGTAGAAGCTGTTCCTACAGATTGAGTAAAAGAATCAATCGTTTGAGCCGCTTTTTTATTATCTCCAGCAAAATTAGAAGCAAAACCGCCAATCATTGACAAGCCAAAGCTCGCAAAAATTAATTTACTTTTGAAATTTTGGATATTCTGTGGTAAGGCTTCGTCATTAAATGCTTTCGATACATTATCTTTAATTTTTTGTGTAAGTCCAACATTTTTTGGCAAAATTGGCGGGATAGATTCTTCAGCTTTTGATAAGCTTACATTAATGCTATCTGTATAGTTTTTTGTAATTTTAAATTTTTCTGCAACTTCTTTTAATGCTAAATCAATTTGATCAGTATTTTTATTTAAACTAATTAATTTACTAATAAATTTTTCTAATTCAGAAGAAACTTTATTCGCATTTGTTTGATTATTTAAAATTATGCTTCCTTGGTCATCGGAAGATGTTGAAGCAAAATTCGGAATAAATCCTCTATTAAAATATTTTTCTTTTCCGCTTCCAGTCATCATTAAATTATTTCTAGAAGCTAATTGTCCTTGATTTATATGATCATTTTGAATGATTCTATCTGCATTTTTCCCATATTTTGCTGTTTGTTTGCTATTCGCAACTACTAAACTCCCCAAAGTATCAGACCATAATATTTCTGGGGCGCTATTTGGAGAAGATTTTTTTTCTCTTTGAACAGCTTCTTCTAAAGCGGAAAAATTAGGAATAAACCCATTAAATGCGGCTAATGCTAATTGTGTGTTCGCGGCTCTTTTTTTGGACAAAAATTCCATTAAATCTGGTCTAACAGTTTTAATTATTTTCTCTCCCATGCTTTCTCTATTTTCACTACTATCTGAATTTTTAAAATCCGCTGGGCCCTTAATCTTTTTTAAATTAGTTGGGGAAAAAAATTTATATAAATCTTCAGCTTGTCCTAAATCTTGTATGTCAAAAGTTCCACCTTTGCTCGCTTTAACGGCTTGTCCGAAAGAAGCTCTAAAAGCAGATTCAAAAATTCCGCCAATACTGCCTTCTATAGATCCTTTTAAACCTTCGGATTGTTTCTTCGCCTCCTCAATAGTTCCTGGCAGATTCGCAGGAGGATCAACGTCTCTAGTTTTATATATAGCTTCGGCAAAATCTTTTATTGATTTATCTATTGCTGCATCTAAATTTCCCTTGATATCATCGAGCTTAAATCCTGCTGAATTTTGATCAAATTGAAAAACTGGGAAAAGTACATCTATAACAGGCCCATTTTTAGGCCTAAAAGTATACCCCTGCTTACTTCCTGCGCGAGTTAAAGCTAAAAGTGGAAATTCAGATAAACTTCCAACTTTAATTGAAGTAGAATTAGTTTTTTGATTAGTTTTTAATTCATTAAATGTTTTATTAATTTTTGATATATCTTCTTTATTAGTAACCCAATCCGGAATTTTATCCATTTTCCCGCTATATAAAGCGTTCGCAATAGAAACTATTTTATTTGAGCTCGCTCTTTGTTCTGATGCAAAATTAGGAACAAATCCTTGAAAATTATAAGGGTCAAAACCAATTTGTTTTTCAAATTGTTTTCCATAATTTTGCCCTGCAGAGCTATTTTTTGGAGGAATTATAGCTGGTTGGCTTGCCCCTGGAAATTTTACTACAGATTCAGCATCATTATAAATAACGCTTCCCTCTCCTGCGATATTCATTCGCTTAATGTTTCCCGCTTTATAACCTCCAATGGCTGCGCCTAAAATTTCGGTTTGTTCATAACTAAAATTAGGTATATGACCATAAGCTTTTATTTTGTTAGAAATAACCGTTCCCTTTAATGGCCCAGATTGTGCTAATCCTACTCCAGATAAAGATAAGCTTTTAGCCAATGTAGCAGCAATAGAAATTTGCTTTTGCATATTAGCAGTTTCTTGTTCTATTAAAGATAAAATTTCTCTATGAAGAGCCGCTGTGTCGATAGTTCCTTTATTTATTTGGTCAATTAATTTAGGATTCTTACCAATTATATTCAATACTTGTGATTGTATTTGAGACTGCTCCATAGAAGCATTATTCAAACCGCTTAAACTTTTGAAAGCATCTTTTGAATAATTAGTCAATCTTTCGAAAACTTTAGCCAAACCTACAACAGCTAAAGCTATCCCAGGGCCACCAAGAAAATTTCCTAAACCTCTAGCTATTCCTTGACCAATTTTAGACCCAAGGCTATCTGTTCCATCTCCTTTGGTAGAAAAATTTTCTAAAGCCGAATTTAATCCACCTAAAGTTTTTTGTATAGCTGGGCCCAAGGATAAATTTCCTATTTCTGAAGCAGATTTACTTAAATTAGCTAGAGTTTTATTTAGAGTCGCCGCCAGTGTTTGATTTAACGCTTCATTTCTCTTATTAGCTTCATCTGTTGCTCCTGAGGAAGTTTCTAAAGCTTGACTATATATAGAATATTGTTTGGATAAATCGCCTAATGAAGCTTTTAAAATATTAATTTGGAACACTCCGCCGACTAATTCTGCAATTTGGGATCTTTGTGTGCCAGTTAAACTTTCAAATTTTGAAGATAGTTGACTTAATATTTGAATTAAAGGCATAATATTACCTTCTGCGTCTTTTGTTTTTACGCCTAATTCATCTAAAGCCGATAAAACTTCGGGTCTTTGTAATCTCGTAAAGATTGTCTTAAAGCTATTTCCTATTACAGATCCTCCTCGAGAGGTAATTTGTTGGGCAGAAGTGACTAGCGCAATTAATTCGTCTAAACCTACTCCAGCATCTTGTGCAGAACTTCCTACTCTTTTAATCGCTTCAGCTAAATCAGCAGAACTTACAGAAAAGCCATTGTCAACAGCAACTAATTTATTAATAAGCTCATTTGAGCTTATTGCAGTCTGATTAAAAGAATTTAAAGCCGCTGTTATAGACTCGGTACTGCTAACTACATCCATACCGCTTAGTCTAGTTAAAATTAATGCATCATTTGTTCTCTTTAAAGTTTCCGCTACTCCTAACCCTTGACGAGAAAATTCTAACGCTGATTTTGCTACGATATCAAAACTTTGACCTGTATTTTTGGCTAATTCAAATAAATTATTTCCAAAGCTATTCAATTCTTTTTGACTTACCGATAGAATAGTGTTAATTTCTGCTAAAGATTTTTCTACACTAAGCGTACTTTTAATCATTTCTGAAAAAGCTTTTTCTACAGCATAAATTGCTCCAGCCGAAACGCCGAACGCAATAACTCGAGCATTAGAAGCAGCTAAAGATTTTTCAAATTCTCCCAGTTGGCCGGTAATTTTTCCTAAGGGCTGAGAAAATCCTTTTGTATTTAAATTTAAATTAGAATTAGATACAACTCTTTGTATGTCTCTCTCAAGTTGTCGAGTGTCTCCACCTACATTTAAAATGATGTCTTGTGATCCTTCTGCCATACTCCTTAAATCCTTTAATATTATTACACATAATTTTCAATTATTTTTCTCCATGAATTTTTAATATATCATCAAAAGATAAATCTCTATTGAACTTTTTAGCTTCTTCAAGCAAATCTATTACCTCTTCTTTACTATTGGAGGCCAATTCTTTTAATTCTTCTTTAGAAGCTCCAATGTAAGTTTGGCCTATTTGGTCTTTATTTTTCTCTTGAATATTTTTAAGAAATCCATTATTTTCATACCATTCTACAAGTTCTTGCAATGTTTTTATGTATTCTGGCGGATTTTTTCCTGTACGAGTTAAAATACCTTCATAATTTTTCCCTAAGGTGAATAGATCTAGCTGGTATTTTGTAAGATCGACTATACTTTTACCATAATAAAAAAATGGATTTCCTGCGCATAAAAAATAATAATTTAAAAAAAATGGACACACGGCAATCTTTTTTAAATTTTTATCAGATAATTCAATAATTAAATCTTTATACAAATAAAAATATTCAGCTAAATTATGGATATCTAAATCTTCGAACTCTTCTTCGTCTTTAAATGCTTTTTGAGTAAGAGAGGGGTCGTGATAAAAACTTAAATATATAATATATTCATTAGATTTTTTATCGGCAAAATTTTCTGCAGTTAAACCTAATAAAGTTTTTTTTTCGTTTTCTAAAGAAGTTAATTCATCTGATAAAATTTTTATTTTTTTATTAAATTCTTCTATTTGTGATTTTATAATTAATTTATTTTTAGTTTGAGATAAATTATCGATTTCTTCAACTAATAGATTTATTTTAGTATCTTTCTCTTTGCTCCAATCTCCATTTTCTTCTAAAATTTTTAGTTTGTCTTTAGTTTCTAATAGCCCTTGCTCTTTAGCTTTTTTAAAATGTTCTAGATAAATTTCATTACATTTCCCTAGATCAATTTCTTTTAAATGTTTGAAATAAATTTTTTTATTTTTAAAATTAAAACAACTATATCCATTGAGGATATCTCGATATAATTTTCTTGTTAATTGAATTTCTTTTTCAAGAAAATTCACTTTTGCTCTTCTTTGGTATCTTTCTCCGATTTTTCGACAATTGGAGTATAAGAATTATTATTCTCATAGTTTTTATCGAAATATTCAAACTCTTCTTTATTAGAAATTCTGCCTACATACCAAAGACTTATAAAGTAAGCAAATTTTTTAACGGCATTTTTTAAAAATAAATCTTCTCCGTCTTCAATTTCATCATATTTAGCTAATCTTTCTTCGAAGGATCCGGTCTCAAATAATGAAACGAACTCTTTTTCTTTCTGGATGTATGAAATATTTAGCACCCACCATATTATGGTTTGGTTTCTGGCCCTGTTCTCTGCGGTCTGGTCAAATAAATTAGATTGATAATACTCAAATTCTTGGAGCTCTTTTCTTATCTCTAAAAGACTATTTAGAACTATTGAGATTTTTTCTTTCTGCTCCTCTTCTGAAAGTTTATCTAAATTAACTTGTAATCGTTGGAGCTCTGTTTCTTTTTGAAAAAGTTCTATATATAAAGCTGCATATCTTTCTTTTTCTGGCTCACTTAAAGCTCCGCCGTCATTTTGATATCTTTTAGCCAAAAGCGATCTAGTCAATAATCCAGATTTTATTCCTTCAGATAGTTTAACTCCATAAAATAATTCTGCTTGGTCAAAAACCTTTCTGGTAGGCTTAACAATCCTAAAAAGTAGAGGCTTTTTTACTATTTCTTTTTTTAAAATTTTTATTTCTTCGCCTAATTCATTTTTAGAAATTTCAACTTTTTCTCTCTCTTCTTCTTTTTGCAAAGAAAATTCGTATAAGTATTTTTCTGGATTCATAATTTATTTTCCTCAATTAATTTAGTTTCAATAAATTTTTTTGTTTTATAAAAATTTGCCTTACCCCCTATAGTAGAGATAAAAAGGCTTTTTTTATCTTCGTCCCATTTATTAAAATTATTAATATATTTATTATCTAAAATTGTATTTACGTCGAATTTATAAAGACCAAAACTTTTTTCCAAAGTCCTTTGAACAGTTTGTAGGCCAAGATTAGCTTGGATGACGTCTCTTATGTTGAAATTAAATGTTTGTTTATTTTTTTTCATTTTTTATATTTAAGTCTAGAAATTCAAAATTTTTTTCTATTTCTCTTAAGGACTCGTTTCCAAGATCTAATATTCTTTTGCGAATATAATTATATTTATTTTCATCAAAATAATCTATTGATTTTAAAGTCTCGATATCATTCTTTTTGCTTAGTTTATTAAGCATATTCAGATGTTCTTCTTGTAAATCCTCAATTAGATTAAGATATCTTTTATATAAATTTATAATATTTCTATGAATTTGAAATATTATGTAATCTCTGACATTATTTTTTTCAGATTCCATAAATTAAGCCTTATACCTTAATTTATATTACACAAATTTAATTTAATAGTCTAAAAATAAAACGGCGCAATTTTCATTACGCCGTTTTACTGTATAATTTATTTATAATTAAGCGCTAGGACCATCTATGAATAGACCAGCAGCAGTATCATTTGGGCCGCCGATTTGAGTCGAGAACGTCAAAGACACGCTTTTATTATCGCCAATTTTAGAGCTAAATTGCTCGGAATCAAGTTTGGCTTTTTTCAATGTATATTTTAAAGCCCTTACGCTCGTAGAGCCCGGAGCGTTTAATTTCATCGATACTGTATAATCATTATCAGTGCTTAATACATTTGATAGCGTTGCGGCCTGAGCAGAACCGATGATTGCATCTACGGACATTTTTGCTACGACGGGGTACGTTACTTCTCTAGTAAATGCAAATCTGCTGCCTAATTTTTGAATTGGATCTCTTTTAATATCCAAACTAACAGAAACTTTTTGCACTTTTAAGTCGGTTTCTACTAAGCCAATGGTCCCATTATTTAACGTGACAGTAATATCTCCTGGGCGCAATGCACTGTATCCTGAGCCGCTAACAGGGGTAGGTAGAGTGAATCCAATTCCTAAGCTTGAACCATTTTCTGGATTAATTGCAGGATTTTCAGAGCCACTGATTGCATTTACAAAATTCATATTTAGCGCTTCAGCTTTGACAGAAACTGTAGGAATATTTCCGACTGAGGCTTCGATTTGATAAGAGGTAATAGAAGCATTCCCTACGCCAATCGTTTGGCCATCAGTTTGAGTCCATCCAGCGATATTTGCATCTGAACCTTCTGGCGAAGTTAAGATGTAAAAATTAACTGGGTCTGTATCTACTTTACCAGTTAAAATATTAGAAAGAGCAGAAACAGAGGAGTCTCCGTTAGAAAGGGCTAGGCCAATATTTTTTTCATTTTCACCACTATTTGCATAATAAGTAAAATCTAATTCTACCTTGGGTTGCTCTACGATAATACGATCAATCGCCGCCAAATTACCATATTGATTGACATCTTTACGAGCGATATCAAAATTATAATTCGCGCTTTGAACTCTATTTAATTGTTTATTATTAGCCGCCACCGTAGCATTTGAACCCGTTGGTCCAACGAAAAGGGCTTCGCTTTGATAAATTACTCTTTTTCTTGCCATAGTAAAATCTCCTGTATATTTATAATTACAGTAACAAATTAATTATGAGAAGTTATTTTTATAATTTTAAGATCTTGGATGTCGAATATTTTCTAGAGTAAAATATATTATACTAGAATATGTTTTAGGATTAAGTTCATTATCGAGGCGATCTAATTTAGATATATTTACCTCTGATATATAAAATCCCATATTTGATATATTATTTGGATCGTATAAACTATGATAGTTATAATAGCCATTATTAATGCAACCAAACGAATCTGTAGGAAAATCGTTTATTAGGGGGACATAAGTCGAATTAGTATCTCTTAATATTGAATTAACCGCGTCAAGGCTAAATAAATTATCTGCTAAAATATATGCTCTTATATTTATAGAAGTCATATCTTCTCCACCAAAAGAAAATGGCTTATTTCTAGAATAATTATGTTTCAAAAATATAGCTGGATAAGTTATAGAATCATTAGAAATTCCTGTTGGATTTTGACTAGTTTTAGGTCTAATTTTATATTGAGTTTCGAATAATATTTTCTCTTCGGTATCGGACGCTAGATATATATTGAAATCTTTTACCGCATAATTTCCAGATATTTCATTGTAATTAATATTATCATTTAAATATATGGTAGATTTATATGGATCTATTCCAGAGAATCCATTTTCACCAATTGCAGAATATTCTCCATCAATATAAACGCCACTTAATATATTTGCGTTAGTTATTGAAGAATCTGCTACAATTTGTCTAAATGGTAAAGTAAAATTTTTTAAATCATTAAATGAATTATTAGATTCATAAAATAAACTTCCATAATTGGTAAAAGCTTCCCCCTTGGATAAGATTTTATTATCCATCCAAAGTATCATACTGGACATTAAAATATTATCTATTTGCGTTCTCATTTAAATTTTTTTTTAAAATTTTTAATTATTTCAGAAAGATATCCTACGGGTCTATAATTTAAATTATTTATTTTATTTTTAGCTTGTAGCCCAGTACCAGACCTACTTTTATCTGCAAATTTATTAGCTAAATAATAGCTTAAACCAGATATTCCTCTTTCTATAGAAATTGCCCAACTATTTCCGCCTTCCCAAGGCATAGGAGTAATTTGTTTAATTTTTTCTAGGTTCGGATAACTAATAATATAATTTAATTTATTATTTAACTTAGATTTTTTAAAAGAAAAATTTTGGTCTAAAAACGATCTTAATTCTTCTATTGGATTTTCTGATTTAATAAAACCTATAAAACTAAACAGATTTCCTTTACCATTTAAAGTATTCGAAATGTTATTTCCGCCTGGCCCAGCTTCTATTTCTTTCGTAACTAAATGATTATCAAATTCCGTTAAAAATTCTTCTTTATTTTTTATTAATTTTTTTCTTACAATCTCATCGGCTTTAATTTCTATTTTTTTCACCTTAGAAGCTTTTGTCCGAATAGAATTAAAATTTATTTTATTCATTACTTTGTTCTTTCTAAAAAGAAAACGTAATATGTTGTATTAAAAAATTTTTTGACAGATTCATCTGTGATTAAATTAAAAAATAAACCATCTATTTCTATTTTTTCTGTTTTTGATCCATTTAATATATAATCTCTTGCATCTTTTCTAACTTTCATTTTCACAATCCCTTTACTTATATCATAATTTAAGGTAAGTAAATTTTTTAAATCTTGTTCTGTTTGGTATTTTATTTTAGCCTTAAACGTTCTTTTTTCTGGAATATATTCTATATTTTGCTGAATTGACCCGTCTTGATACCCAACTAGCGTTTTATTTAAATTATTTTTAATTATTTTCTTCGGCTCTTTATGTATAGTTATATCTCTCGCAAAAGTATCGAATAAATCCTCTATTAAGGGAGTTAGATTATTTTTTTCCGTTTCATTTAATAAACTAGCCATATTAAATAAATCATTTAGATTGATCCCTCTATTGTTCTTACCAAATTTCCATAAGTAACGGCAGAAGTTGGGCCAGGAATGGTGTCGTCCCCTGCTACCTGCATCGGTTTGGATTCATTCAAATTATAATTTTTTGTCAAAACCATCAATTCTTCATTAATTTGTTTTCTTAATTGAGAATAATTTTTCGCAATTTCATTTTTATTTATTTTAACGACGGTACTTCCATCGTCAGTTACGCTTACTACGCTATCTACACTAGCTGCGCCTAAAGAATTTCTGAAAAGTCTTTCGTAAAAATGAATCATATATATCATTTTAAAAATACTTTTTTCTCTAAATCCAAATGCTTCATTTTCGTCAGAAGACGTAATTGCGAGGGTGATTTGATTTACTATATAATTTTTATTAATTAAAATATTTAAATCTCCAATATTAGATTTTAACCAATAAGAAATTACCGGAACGCTTGTGTCTTCTGGGCGATTTAGTTCGCTATATAATTCGTTAGCAATATCGTTTGTAGAAATAGGCATAATAGTTATTACACTATTATTTTAAAATTTTAAATTATTTTCCTTCAGCCAAAATATCTTTGGCTTCTTTCGATATGAGCTCTTGTTTTTGATCAAAGGCGCTTTTAGCCGTATAGGTCGCGGCGTGTTTTACAAATTCTCTTTCTAGTCTTTGTTTTAAAGTTAGTGTATCATCGATAGGGATTAAACCTATTTTGTTAGCGTGCGCCTGCAAATCGCTTTTATTTAAATCATTTAAAAATTTTTTATATTCTTCTAAATTTAGGGTTCCATACTTTGAAATACCAGTGTCTCCCCAAATTTGATCTAATGAATTTGGAGTCTCTACTTTACCATGGGTCTGACTATTTTTAGTTGTTTTTTTTGGCATATTTTTACCTCTACATTTATTATATAGTATTTTATAAATTTATCTAAAAAAAAACCCGAAGGGATTAACCTTCGGGTTTTTAATACTAGCTCTCTATTTATTAGAGGCTATAAGTTTTATCTAATACGATACCAGATACAGCCCTACCGTCTAAAGCGACTCGGCCTTCTTCTAGAGAACCGTAGAAGCCTATTTTTTCGGCACGGGTTACGAACTGATCGTCAGGAAGAGCCGTAAATGTAGATCCTGTTTCGCTATTTCTAGCGACGGGTCTTACAAAGGCGTCTTTCGTAAGATCTAGAGCAACGAGTACTTCGTCTTCTTGGGCATTGAATTTATTATTATCATTAGCTGCAAATAAACTCTTGAATAGAGTATTGTATTTACCACCAACGCCAAATTCAACCATTTCATGGATTGAAATGCCAAATATTTCTTGAGTTCCTGCTGCGCGATAGATACTTTCTCTAACGCTATCTGGAGCAGTTTCTGTAGCATTATTACCAATTGGATTATACGCAAATCCACGAATATCGCCTTTTACTTCTGGACTTACGAATAAATCGGTAACTCCATAAGAAGAATTTGTGCTTCCACCAGCATAAGAAGTATTAATTCTTTTGACTTTTGTCAAAAGAGCGTTCAAATGACCTAAGCGAAGATCTTTTCTAGAAGCACTGCCTGATCCACCAGTTGGTCTGACCACATGATCTTGTCCGTGGGTAGAAGCAGTAGCCAAAGCTTTTAAAATGACTGCCCAAGCGTTACGTTCTTGTTTCACTAGAACCTCATTAGCCATACGCTCAACTGCTTTGCTGACTACGTCTAGACGTCCACGACGCGCATATCTTTTTAGAAAAGAGACTGCGCTATCAAGTCTATATGTAGAGACTTTCATTTCTGAAAATCCTTCTACAACTGAAGTTGGCAGACCGCCCGCTACGTTTTGACTCCAAACATTAACATAACCTTCTTTTTCGTTATGCCATAGATCTAGAGGGATTGAAGGACTATCATCTTCGTCGAAAGGAAGATCAGAATAGACCATACTGGCGGAACCAGATTCTAGAAGAACCTTGTTAACTACTGGGCCAATAAAGCTAGCAAAAGCTTCAGAAGCTTCTTTAGCCACAGAAGCATCTCTGCTTCCCATAGCTTTAATAAGCTCTACTTGTTCGGGTGTTTCTTTTAGTTTTAATTTCATTTTTAAATTTCTCCTTTTAAATTATTCCCATTTTAGGTTAAAATCAACTTTAACGAGTGCTACGCCATTGGTAATATTGCTAAGCAATATTCCAACTTTTTGACCATTAGCATTTGTTTGAAGTTTCCCACCATTATTTGTATATATTCCGTATCCCGCAAAAGAAGGACGAGCTACTTGCGTACCAGCTAAGCTTGGATTCGCAGCAATTTCTTCCGTAGTTGCAGAAGATGTAATATTGTCTGTAACTTCGACAGTGATTAAACCTCTTGTTAAGATTGGAACGGGTTGACCTTTAACAACTGCATTAATTTCAGCAGCTTTGCGCGGATTGAAAATTAATTTCTCTCCGTTTTCGTCAAATTCTCTTACGTCCATTAAAGTTAAGCCTAGTGGGGCGCCACTATTGTCGTTTACTTTTACTGAAGCGGACACACCATATCGGCTAGAAACTGTGTTACCATATTGAAAACCTAAGTCTTCACTTGAAGGAACGGTGCCTTCATTTAAGGTAACTCCATTTTCGATTTCTACTACTGTGCCAGCAGGGACATGAGCCCAACCAGCTACAGCGCTCAAACTACCTTTGTAACTAAAAAGATTTAGTACATCGTGTTCGCTATAATCTCTGAATCCTTTTAATAATGCCATAATTTTATCTCCTTATTTTATATTAAATCCTTCCAAACTAAAAGCTCTGGCGTATTTTTCTTTTACGCTTGGCTCAGAAGCTGGAGCGGAATTTGGTATTTCAGTTGAAGCTTTTGATCCATTATCAACAGCTTGTTCGACAACCTCTTGGGTTGTAGAAACTTGTTGCGCAGCCTCTTCAGAAGCAATAGCGGATTTAATCACTTTTCCGTTTTTGTCTTCTTTATCTTCGTCTGCGCCTTTATCTTTTAAATCTTCTTTATCTACTTTTTCTTTCATGGATTTTTTTGTAGCTTTATTTTTTTCTTTCATGAGCACGGCCATTTTGTTTTTATAAGCAGCAAAGCCTTCTTCGTTCAGGTCTTTAATATCTTCGGCTAAAACTTTACGATCTTCATCGGCTAGGTCGTATTCTTCATCAAAAGCTGCCATTCTCATATTAAAAGCTTCTTGCTTAGCTTTGGTTTCTTGTTCTTTTTCGATATCGCCTAATTTTTTATTAACTTCTTCTAATTGTTTTTTTACATTTTCATATTCAGCTGTAACAGAATTTATTTTTTCAGAAGCATCTTTTAACGCATTTTCTTTCGAATTTTTTTCAACTAAATATTGATCGTTTACTTTTTTAATTTCTTCTGAAATAAAATCAATTACCGCAGAAGCAGTCACTTCTTTAAGAAGTGAATCCGTGATTTCTTCAAGTTTTGATATCTTCATATATATTCTCTCTTTCTTTACATCTATTTGTTCGTTTTGGGAACAATTATTTTCATCTGAGGCTTTAGAGGGATTTTCAGAAATTAAAATCGGATTAATTTCTTTAGCAGTAATAACCCCTTTGACATCTGCCGCTGGATTTAATGTTAATCCTATTCCAAGAGGAATTACTTTCCCTAAAACTTGACGATATATATATTTATTTTCGTCTACCTTGCCAGATCCTCCAAAGCCTTTTAAAGAATTTTCATATTTTTCAATTTCTTCTGCGTCGCTAATAATTTGACCATTTTCAATATTTTTTTCATTATTATTTAATAATACTATATTAAATTCATCAAATCCTAATTCCCAGCTGGCGCTAATGCTCATATAATTTTCGCTAGTAGGATCATTAGCTTCTTCTAATTTATCGGCTAGATCTTGATTAACTACTTTCCAAACTAATCCACCTAAAGTAATATTAAATGGTTTTTTAATTTTTTCTATGTCTTTTTCTTCAATTTTATTTGATGTACCAAATTCAGTAAATCCATAATTTAATATGCAGCCTACGACAGTATTTCTATTATGCTCTATATTAATTGGTTTATTAATAAAATTTTTAGCTATTTTTGAAGCAGTCAAAGCATCGATAACGTCTCCATTTTTATTGACTCTATTAACAACGCACGCATCAAATGCTATGGGTAATAAATCTATATTCTCTTCTATATTAATATCAGGAATAAATTTTTTTAATTGATTTATAGATGCCGTAGATAAATATTTATCTTTTTCGGCGCTAACAATCGGCTTCAAATGAATATTCGAAAATATAGTCGTAAATTTATTTTTTTTCATGTCAATAATTAAATGTAATTACGTCTTCTTCATCTTCTAAATATAAATCTTCTGGATTTGAGTAATATATATTTAATTTATTTTCTTCATAATCTTCGGGAAGAGGCTCAATTGAGCTTTCGATTAAAAATGAATCATATATTTTCTTTTTTGAAGATAATGATAAATTAAATTTTCTTTTATTGCTCAAAACAGATATAAATGCATTTACTTTAGCTATTGCATATTCATGATAATTTGCCGCGGTATCTTTTGGCTTATTTCTGGATGCGTGACGATAAATTTTTTTAAATTGATTTATATTTACGCGATTTTTATTATTTAAATTAAATTCTGAAACTTTTTCTTTTAATATAGATATAATTTTTTTGGAATTATCTATATTTAAATCTTTGGATTTGCTTTCAATATAATTAAAATTATCAAAATTTAATTTATTAAATTTCATGTCAAAAATATATTACACTTAATTATAGATTATTTTAAAAATATTTTCGAAAATTATGCTAAATAGTTGAGACGGCTTCTTCAATTATTTTGGCTTCGGCGTCTCTTCTCCGAGACATCCCTTTTTCTATGCTCCCGCCAATCCATATTCTTTTCATACTACGAATTTGATCAGCAATTTGAGATAATATTTTTTGATCAAAGGTTTCGTTTTTATTCATTATATCATAAATATTTTTCATCTCCCGGCGTCTATCTCCTTCAAGATTTGCGCCTCTATTAAATACTAAACTTACTAACCCGCCTTTTGCATCTTCTGGAAGATTATCAAAATGTGGAAAAGTATTTTTAGCCAAACTATAAAATTTATTTACAGTTTTATTCATGAACACTTTAAGTCCTAATTCCCAAGGTATAACTATATCTTTCAACCCCCGAATATGATCTTTTGCGGCGACACCTTTTATTCCAACGACTTTATATAATCTGCTAAAGTCTTTTTGATTTAATTCTTTCCAATCATTTGTAAATTCTGTTTTATTTACATATCCAGCATCATAACCAACGCCAATTGTTATCCCACTTTGCTCTCCTGGCCAAGTTGGATTTTTTAAAAATTTATTATAATAATTTTCTCCGCCACCAACTTCGAACTCTAAAATAAGTTTAATAGATTTGCCGTTTAACATTAACTTAAAAATTTTGTTAAACCAAACTGGTCTATTATCTCGCCATCTATATTTTTCGTTATAAATTCTAAATTATTATTCGAAACGTTAAGTATTGTATATGCATTTTTTAAACAATAATTCAAATTTGTTCCATTTAAATAGGGAGTACTTCCACATCTTTTTTCAGCACCGCCAAGTCCTTGTATTAAATAAAAAATATTATTAATATTGATCTTTTCATAAAGATGCGAGTGAGCGCTCATAACTATATCTACTCCTTCAGCTTTATAGTCTAATCTAAGTGGCCCCGCTCCTGGTTTGTGGGTATATTCATTCGTATACGGCGGTTTATGAACTAAAACAATTTTCCATTTATATTGAGAATTTCTAATTTTCGGTAACATTTCCTCGAATTGATTTTCTAAATTAAGAAATTGATCATTTTGTTGGGTCAATGAATCTCCCGAATATGTATTGCCAGAGTTAAACGCAAAAAAATGAATATTATTAATCTTAAAATCATAGCATAAAAATTTACTATTAATTTTTTGTTGAGTTAGATTATTTTTAACAAGCGGTAAATTTTCAATAATTCCGGCTCCATAATCATAATCCAAATCATGATTTCCAAAAACAAAATACATTTTATTTAAATAATTTTGCCAAAAATTTAAAAAATTTGTATTTAATTTTTGAGGACTTTCATAATTTGCATCTCCTAAATGTATCACATAATCTGGCGCTTCTTGCTTTATTTTATTAGCAGTATTTTCAGTATCTGCCAACGGAGGCATTCCGCTATCTCCTAAAAATATAATTTTTGCGCTCGATGATCCGCCTCCTGGAGGCGGAGGTGGAGACGTCACATTGCCGCCATTAGTAAAATTTGTATAAATAAAATGCTTCATATTAATTATTTATTTTATCAATTGTTTTATCAATTAAATTATCTTGCGCGACTTTTTCTTTAAGCCAACTATTCATTACCCCAAAATAAACGAGGTGCTCATTATCGATTAAAAATAAATCATTTCCGTATCGATCTTTATATAGCTTAATTCCAGAATTGACAACGAGTTCAATAGCTTTTTCTTTTTTAAATTTTACTTTATACATCTCAATTAATTTATTATAGCGGTCTTTCGCTTGCAAAGTAATTACCGCTCCATTATCTAAAATAGCAATAACTCCACCATTATCTTGGCCATATTGAGATGGGGTAGACGCATCATAAGATGCAGCTGTGTCTTCTATTTTATTCGGCGTAATTGTCGCGCAGCTAACTAGAAAAAAATTAAGAACTAATACGTTTACGAATTTTTTCAAGATCTTTATCCTTAATTTCTTTCTCAAGTTCACTTTGGTATTCTACTTCTTTTTGGGCTTCTTGACGCTCTTTCATTTCTTTTGTATTTTTAGCTCCAAATAAATTATTAATCGCTGAAAATACTCCAGATATCGCAGATAATAAAGCTTGAATGATTCCCGTTGGCATTTAGTTTACATATTCTGCCGTGGCATCTTTACATCCGCCTGCGATAGCATTAAGGATTTTGATGGCAAGAGCAGCGTCTCCATTAATTTTAGCAAATTGAGCGGCGTAAATATCTTTAACTGCTATAATATATTTCGCCCAATGAGTTTTTTCTGCCGGAAGGTAGTCAGTAAGAGCTTTTTGCAATTGATCTGGAGTAGGAGTCTGGCCGACTGTAAGAGCTTCGACTACCAAAGCAACATGATTTATCATTTTAGCTTTTTCTACACGATCTTCTGGCGAAAGAGCTTGCTCAAGAACTACCGTACAAGCAAGAATTATTGCTGGTTTAATGTATGGAAGTGCGTTTTCGACAGCAGTTGCGCCACCAATCTGATTATCTTTATACGTATTAGTTGTAGTGCAACCAATAATAAAAATACCCATAATGGTAGCCGCGATTAAATTTAATTTATTCATATATTTTTCCTATTTTTATTGACTAGATTTCTTTCTATTTTTTCTGCTCTATGCTCAGCTTCTACTGTTTGCGGAATACTGCCTCCAGTTACACGGTTATCTTTAACGCTTAAAGCAAAAATAACTCCGCTAACAATCGCAACGATTTTTGAAATTCCAACTATATATTCTTCCAATTTATCCGGAAGAAAGGCTACAAGCGTATGGTCTCCGTTAATTACAAGAGCAGTTGTTACTGCTACGACAGTAATCACTCCAGAAGTTGAAGACCGCCAACTTGGGCCGAATAATTTTGATAAAAAATTCTGCATATATTTATATTACACTTTATTATAAAAATGAAATATAATAAAATCTATTAAATTTTACTGTGGTATAAAATTGACGCCAAGTAGCTATCAATTTGATGGTTTAAGGCTATAGATTGTATATTTTTGACTTGACCAAAATTTTTATCTACAGGAGAATTTATGTAATCTTCTATTTTATTTTTCCAATTTTCTGGAATTTCGTTAGCTACAATTATTTTAGTTATATCTTCGACTATATTTTTTTGATCAAATGATAATTTTTTTAGATTGTGTTTTTTTCTCAAAAAATTAGCGATTTCTTCTTCTAGCTTTTGGTAGGCTATTAAATTATTTTTAACTTTTAAAAAGCTATATTGTTCTTTGGCATTTGTTCCAATTGGTTTTATATTTTTCGTAGATTGTTTAATTCCATCTGATCCCGCTGGTCTCCCGACTTGATCATTTTTAGTTCCGCCAATTAATGGTTGATATAATCCTTTGTCTTTTAATTCTTTGAATTTTAATTGAGCGGCTTGAGATTCTTCATCATTCGGGAGTCTTCCCGTCTCGATTGCTCTAATGCCTTCTTCTGGAGTTAGAATTCCTAATTCTATTAATCTATTATAGATTCTGGAATATTGAACGTCATCCTTAAGATCAATATCTTCAAAATTTGGCGTAGGATAATTTTTAAAACCTAATTCCTTGCTTATTCTTCTTATTTCTGGAAATAAAAATTCATTAATAAAAGCTTGGCGAGCCTGTTTTAGTCTTTCTACAAAAACTTGGACTTTAATGCTTTGATTGGCAAATTTTTCGCTTCCGATAAGAATATTGTTAAGCCCAATTTGAATATCTTTATCAACAATTTGATATTTTTCTGGCCCGATTAAATTTCCAATATCAGGAATAACAAATTCTGCTTTCGTTGTATAATCCGCGATCAAAACTCTTCCAACGCTTTGGTTTTCAAAAAGTTTTTGCATAGCTTCTAAATTTTTTTGATTAATTCCACCTTTTTCTGGCTCTGAGCCCATTGTGATCAATAAAATTGCCTGCTGCATAGTTCTGGTTATAGACATGTCCATTTTTTTCATTTCAGCTTTCCAATTTATATCTTCTAAAACTGGATACCCCATAGGAACAGCGAAAGGTTCGTAATCTTGTTTTTTATAAAAAACTGCTACAAGTCTTTTTGCGTCTAGTGGCAAAGTTAATATACCTATACTTTTTTGTTGTATAAGCCTTTGAGTTTCTGGGGGTAAGCTTTTCAATACTTCTAGATCTTCATCAGTCTTTGGACTTTTCAATCTTTCGAGTTCATAATCACTAATTATTTTATAATATCTTCCTAGAGAAAAATTAATACTTCCGCCCATTTGAATATCTGCAGGGTTTAATATCATATATCTCGAAGGCAAATTAACCGCTGCCTTAGAAAATAATCCAAATGTTTGAGTAATTTTAGTTATGTCATCATCTGAAACTTTCGTGTCGAATCTATAGATAAAAACATTACCGCTTCTATAGTATTCCCTAAAAAATTGATCTTGAAAATCCCACAAATTTATTTTCTTAAATAACGCTTCGAAAAAATCTCTGCTTTTTTGACTTCCTCCTCTAAAATATATATGGCTAGAAGAAAATTCTGTCATTAAATCGACCGTATTTCTAAATATAGCAAAATTATAATAAGCTTTTTGACAAAGTATTACTGCGTCTCTGATTGAGACGTTTGATTCATTTTTTATCCCGCCCGAATATCTGAAAGGGATTAATCCTTCTTCAATATTTTTATATTTGTCAGTTCTTTGTATCGTGCTAGAGGCATTTCTTCTTATTTTTGTAGTTTCCGTTGATCCTTCTGAGCTATATTTAAATACGGCTTCCGAAGCAGAAACCATCAATGGTTGTATTTCTGGATTTTTTAGACTTTTTTCTATTTTTTTAACTTTTTTAGACATTTCGAAGAAAAATTACACTTTATTTAATCATTATAGGCGAAAAAGTAGCATTTTCTATTTTTTCTGGAGCCCTATTCAAATCAAAATAACATTTCGCCGCCCAATTAGCCAGTAATAATGCGGAATAATTATCTTTTCTGGCTTTATTTGCAGAAGAACTTCTTTTTAAATGCTGGGGCAAATCAAAATTTTGAGCGCCTCGACTTGTAGACGTATATTCAACTAATGCACATTGTTTTTTAGTTTGATATATAAAATCGTCTTGATTTTCTATAAAATCAATCATTGTCCAGTCTTTTTTTTCTTCTTTTATCAAATTCAAATCAATATTTAAATTTATCACTTCATTAAAAAATGGCTCGAATGCAGCAGTCTTACTCGCAAACCATATCTTTTTATAATCTATACAAGCTTGTAAATATTCATTAGATTTTCTAATGAAATCACTAGTAAATACTTGATTAAAAGCGATTCTTCTATCTTGCAAATTATATTTTGATTTAGCATTTCGAATCATCATTTCATAATCTTGACCATCTAAATCAGAATTTATTTCAAATGTTTTAATATTAATCTTATCTTTTTTGAAAATTTCAGATTGATTGCATGCCGACAAAAATGTGTCTGCTCCGGCATTATCAATTACAATTAACACTATATTAAAATATTTTAATATATAATGAAAATATGCAACGTGATTTTTTAAATTACCTAAACCAGCATAAGTATGAACAAGCGTAGCGCTTTTGTCCGATTCGTTTATTTCTAATATTGCCATCGCAAAATAATCTGCATTAGGACTATCACTCATATTTGGGTCAATACCTAATATATATTTTTTATTTGGATCACCCTTTAATAAAGTATGAGGTCTTTCTCCTAATTTCAAAGTGCAATCTTCCATTTTTTTTGCATTAAAATAACTATCGCTTCCATCCGTAAATCTCGCGCAATATTCTCTCAAAAAACTGCTATGACTTGCGCCGCCGTTTTGAGCTTCTTCAATAATTGTTTTATCTATCATTTCTTCGGGAAGAGCCTCGTAGCTCATTTGGCTAACGAAATAAGTAGCTTCGCCTTTCTCATTATTAATGATTTTTTCCGTCCATTCGTTATAAGTTTTATAAAGATTTTCGAAAGTAAAACTTGCTGATGAAAAAGCTAGCATTTTGCTCGTATTTTCGAATATAGTTTTGTTCTCTTCTCTCATTAAACCTTCTGAAATTAATTTATCTTCCATTTCTCGTATTTCCATACGTTCTTTAATATTTTGTGGAGCGACTAAAAATGGCATTAAAACATTTTTAATAATTTCTTCTGGTAATAATAAAAATTCGTCTAAAACTAAAATATTCGCTCTAAAACCTCTAATTTTTTCGCCGTTTAAAGGTATAGCCACGATACTTCCCCCATTTATTTGCCATTCAAATTGATCATTACGCTTAGCTTTCGCCCCGAAACATTGAGCGAGCAATTCTGCTCCAGGACTATTAACTATTTTTTCAAGATTATTAAAAATAAATCGAGCTGTTCTAAATGTGGGCCCAGCTATAAGAATTTTTGTATTTGGTTCAAAAATACATTGGAGAAAACAGAAAACTGCAGCCATAAAACTTTTTCCGCACCCTCGACCAAAAACACACATATTAAAATTACGATTAAAAAATGCTTTAATATGTAATTCTTGATAAGGAGCTAGTTTGACGCCGCTTATCAATTCTGTCGTCAATCCTATATTTGCTCTTAAAAATTTAGCAAGAGTTATTTTGGCTTCTTTATCGTTAAGAAAACCTTTGAGCTCCAAAAGCTCTTTATTAACGTCTTTGACTTCTTTTATATATTTTTTTGGACATTCAATCATAAAATTTTCATATCATATGCTAATTGTAAGTCTATTTTTTTATAAAAACATTCGCTAGAAAAAATTGACTCTATTACTCTTTTCATTTCTTCTCTCCCGTCTACAAATAAAAATTGTAAATTATCATAATTTTGCATTAAACTTCTTAAGTTATGAAAAATAAATTCAGGCGTAACCTTTATTTTTTTGCTTATGTGGGGAAGATGTTTGAAGCTTAAAGCGTTTGATAGTTTCTCTTCAATGATTACTATCAAATAAGCCCCATCTTTTTTTGCTTTTAATATTTCATTATTAAATCTATTTATGTTTCCCGTACTTAAAGTACTAATAAAATCGCTTAAACTTTTTCTTTCTATATAGCAATTGCAATTATAATTATTGCAAGTATAATCGCCATAGGGCAAGGTTTTAATTTCAAATGGTATATTAAATTTTAACCAATTTTGCTCTCTAGTATCAATATATATTGTGTCTTTAATAGATAATTTATTTTTAAATTGATTATATATATTATCTGGAGACATAAACTTATTTTTTAATTCTAGGCTCTCGCAAAGATCATAGTAATTATTAAAAATTTTATTATAAAATAAAATTGAAGGGCTCATTATACTTCTTAATTCTACTTGAGATGGAGAAAATATTATTTTTTTTTCTTTTTTTCTTTTGACAAGAATTTCCCTACAATATTCTCGAGCTTTTTCTATCGGCTGAATTTTAAGCCATTTTTTCATATTATTTTTATGATTAAAATCATTATTAAAATATTGTTCTTTTGATTTAAAATTAATTACTTCGTCGGTCAAAAAATCTTTTTTTGGATAATACTTGTGGTAATATTTTTCTTTATTTAACCCGTAAGACTTGAGGGCGAGATGAAGGCTTTTCTCGTCCTTAAATTCTTTCCCATCGACTTTGCATATAACACTCATCCATTTAAAATCTCGTCTTTAGAAATGCCCAGTATTTTACATTTTACTTCATCCATAGAAGATAATCTATCAATTTCTTTTTCTACGATTTGCTTTCTCATTTCCGCCATTTTAATTAATTTTTGCCTATTATCTTCCTCTTTCCACATTTGGACAAGATTTATGATCGAAGCAGTTTCCTTTATTTGCTTGCTTAATTTTTCGCTTCTTTTGACTTTAAGATCGCTAAGAAGTTTTTGCTGGCGATTTACGCAATCATTATATTCTTTTCTAGCAGTATTACTCGCTTCAACAAGTGCCATTGGAATTTTCCCGTCCTCTTGAATGGCCATATCAATTTGATTTTGCAAAACATTTATTGTCTGCTGTATATTAGAAGATATAACTACTTCTGTAGAAAGAACGATGTATTGGTCTACTTCTTCTTGAGTTAGGTCGCTTTTATCATACGTATACCTAACGAAACTACTTTCGAAAAGTTCTCGATCTTTTTCGTCGTCATAAAGATTAATTTGATGAGAAAATCTATATGTATTCATATATCCAATTAAAGAATTAATTTCTTTTTTATGTTTATGAGTCAATTTATTTTTGTCTATTCCGTCAAGAATATATTTATTAATTTTAGCGATTGTTCTTTCTTCGCTTTTTGGGGGCTTGTATTCATCTGTAGGAATACTTTCGTTTTCAATGTTATTAAATTTTATATTCGTAGGAATATTTTTCATGTATTCTAAAACGCTTCTAGTTTCTTGCGACAAATTTGTTAGTGATTCGTTCTTGAAAAGAATCTTGGCCATTTCTAAACCTGTCATGGTATGACAGTTATTACTGATATACTCTTTCTGCTCGTTATGTAATTCTATTAAACCTTTTGCTTCGTATTCATGACTTTTTTTAGGCTTAATTTGTCTAGAAGCAAGAAATTGTTTTACAGCTTTCCCTTCTTTACTTCTTCCGTCTAAATCGTCTCTTTGAAAGGCTAATTTTACTAGTTCCGCCAAAGAGGGCGGGTTATTCGGTCTATCGTTCCATTCTTTTAATAATTTTAATTGCTGCTCTTCTGTCAATATTAAAATTTCTTCGCTCATAAAATATCTATGTCTCCGTTATAAAGATGTTTTTTAACTTTCAAAAAAATAGATTTTTTTAAATTTTTTATTTGTTTATATCCTGCAGATCTGTTCTTTTCCGTTGTTTTATACCCCATGAGTTTAGCTACTTTTTCTTCTTCTAAGCATTGTATATAAAGATATTGATAAATTTTCCATTCTATAGGTTTTAAGAAATATTGTATCTTCGTATGTATATTTTTAACCGAAGACTCTAAATCCATAGACTCTTCTTTTATATCCCCAATTTCTTGTTTATGATTTTCTAGACTAAATGTAATTTTTGTGCAATATGCATTTTTCTTTTTTTCCTCCCAATTTTTATACAATGGGCATTTTTTGCATTGGATTTGATAAATAGCGCAGCCAGTTTCTCCTTCGGCGGCGGAGCATTTTAAGCATGGGCGAGTGTAATTGCTATAATTATTTCGAATTAAATTTTTAATTTGATTACTTATAATTCTATTAATCCAGGGCGTAAGAGGTTTATTACTATTGTATAAATGCCATTTTTTATAAATATGAAATCTTAATATTTGGGCGACATCATTAAAATCCATCCAAGAAATTGCAGTGAGTGTCCATTTATTTTTTCGTTTTAATATTTCTTGGTCGATTTCTTTAATATAATTTTCAAAATTTGGAGTTTTTATTTTTGACATTAGTTTTATGCTCTCTTATTTTCGGTCTTAGCGCGCCAGCTTCTTCTGAAAAATCTTTAAGAAATTGCTCTTCATTTTCTGTATGATAAGTTTGATTATTCTCAATCAATTGTTTAAAATCTTCATATTCTTCTTCTGGAGAAGAACTTATAATATCAGAAATTTTTTCCGATATTAGTTCTGATTTAGATATTTCAACTTCTAAATTATTTATTTTAGGAACTTTTAATGAGTCTAATTCTTCTTCTATATTTTCTGGAACAATTAATTCCGCTTTTGTATAATTTGAAAATTGATTTAAATTCGTGCCACATTTTGAACAAAAATTTGGTTTTGAATTAGAATATTCATATTTTGCTCCGCAAGATTGACAATATATTTTAAGCATTAAATATATTATAATATATTTTTTATAAATATCTAAATAATACTATTAGTACGCATTTACCATCGGATAATAAGACGGACTGCCTTAAATATATTTTGTATATTAATCTTTTGCAAAAACTGTCAAAGATCTAGCTGTCCCTGTCCCATCTAAATATGTAATATTTTTTTTACTATAAATTTCAGAATTTATTTTGAATTTAAAGTCTTCATTTTTTGAATTTATATTTAAAACGCCTTCTTGCAAAAAAATTTCTACATCATGTTTGTCAGAGATTTGTTTTATTATAATATTTTTCATATGGTTAAATTATTTTAATTTGAAATTCTAATGCGGCGATAGCTGTAGATAAATATTGATTTCTAAATGTAATATTTCCTTGACCTACACTTGTTAAATTCATTGCCGTAAGAATATTTTGATTAAGATTATTTGGCCTTAAGTAAGCCGACCCGATCATTAAAGTCTCGTCTCCTCCAGCTGTCCAAGCCGAGCCCGCTTGAATTCCAAAAAATAATGGTATTGTCGAATTATCTGTTTCAAATTTAGTTAATTTAATTTCTACTATTTGTTTATTTGGAGGGATATTTAAAGTGAAAAAGTCAGAATCAAAAGCACTGCTTTCATTCCTAATAATATAAATAGAGTTAACTGGCCCAGATAATGCTCCAATTGAAGTTGGAGAATAAGGATTATTGCTTAAATCTCCATCGGTTGATTCATTCCACAAGCTGCCAACGGGAGTAGGATCGTCAACTGTCATATTTTGCCCAGTGCCATAAATAAAGCAATTTGACATAGATGATGTAATTCCCGTAAGATCTCCAAAAGTAGCATAACCTATATCCATCTGATTTTCTAAATTACCTGCAATTTGATGGCAATTGTTAAATTTACCAGCTATTAAACCTAAGTGCCCAAAAGATCCAAGATTTGATTTACAATTAATAAATTCTCCGCTACAAAAAAGTAATTTATCTTGATTTGTTCTGTCGAAATCCCAAGGATGACCGAAGGAGTACATTTCTCCTTCGCAATTTTCAAATTTACCAGCCGCGAAACCATCATATCCGCCAAAAGAGCATCTTCCCGCTTTGACATTTTTAAAATTACCAATAAAACAAGAATTAGTCGGCATTGTAAGCGCCCAAAACATTTCTTCAAGAGCTATATTTTCTAAATTATTATAATCTTCCGGCCATGGCCATATTTTAAAATCTACTTCTGCTGTTTCTTGTGGATTAGAAAAATTTTTCCAAACATTACATTGCCATGGAAAAGGTTTATAGCTTTCTGTTGAAAATTTAATTATATTTATTAAATTAGAAGTTGTAGATTTAGAAAAAATATACCAAGCTAATGGTAAATTATTCGCAGTATTTTGAAATTTTGCTACGTATAAATCTTGGTCTTCGGCTTTATAAATAGGCGTATTAAAAAAATTTAAATTCCAAGTCGAAGGGAATGGATTTAAATGATTATATATTTCTTTATAAAAATTACTATTCATATTTTTAAACGTAATATAATTAACTCCATCTCTAATAGTGAATTTATATAAATAATATAAAGCCGTTGGAGCAAACAGTCCGTAAGTTTTATTTGTATTCGCCATATTATACGCACTTAATTCTGCGACTTGCTGATCTGTTGGATTTAGTATCTCAAAAGTATTATTTATCGTAAGATTTTTTATATTTAATCCGTCGTGTAGTATATTAAATACTGCGCCAGTTGGGACTGAACTAATAATTTTTTGCTGAGCCGCTCCTTCGCCTAATCCTATAATATTAACTGATGGTTTATATAAATTTAAAGATTTATTCCCTAAATCATATACTCCTGGAGGCAAGAATAAAGTAAATCTATTATTTTGATTATAATTATCTTCACTTATTTCTTCGTATTCTTTTAATAATTTTTTCCCATTCTCTATTGGATTATTCGTAATTTTTATTATTTTATAAGTATTTCCATTGAGGCTTTCTGGACCAATTAAAGAAAATGAATTCATATAATTAAATTACAGCTCTATAAGAAATCGAGCAATCTTCGGAGGAATTATTTTGTAAGAAAATTTGATTCGTATTTGAAATTCCATCTATTTCTAATCCTGAATTTCCATATAAATTTAAATCTGGCAAAGATTGTATTTCTAATAGACTTAAATTAGAAATATTTTGATTATTAATTTTAAAATTTTTAATTTGAATATCCGCAGGCAGAGCAGGATAAATAGAAGAAATTTCTCCATAAAAAGATTTTCCAATATTTTTTGAAGGAAAATTATGAGTAGTTGTCACTCCGACATAATCGCCTAAATTTTTTAGAGAATATTTTGGATCATTTATTCTAAATCTTATCACTTCTCCAGCGGGTATTCCATTCAATCCTACAGACATAAATCCATTTTTAATTTTTATTTTACAGCTATTCCAATCGTTTTGGTTATAGCTAACCCAAATATAGTCCGGCCTCAGCTCGGTACATTCATTTTTTGGTGCATCGGTGAAATATGGAAAAGCACTATTTTGAATCAAATAAGGTTTAGAACTAGACCTTGTGTCCGAGCCATGATAAAGGCTTATTGCGTAATTAAAAATATCAAAAGAAATACGATATGCGTCTCCTCCGCTTATTGCATTTTTAAAAGGAAGACTTTCGGGATACGGTTTAGAAGACCAATTAGAAAAAAGAAATAAATTAACAGAAGAATTTGGTTGCATCGTAACCATTGGCCTTATTATTTTCCCGCCATTATCCGTCGTATTTGTGGGCAAAATGCCTATTGTTCCATTAGTCGTTGTAAGTTGAGTCCCATATCCTGTATAAAAAAATTCATTAGTAGGATTACTCGAGCCGCCAACCGCTCTTCTAATTATGCCATAATAATTATTTCTATAATAATATTCACTAAGGGTCCTAGAGCTCCAGTCGACTGTGAGAGTATTGGAATAAACTACATTTGGATAGCTGGCCCAAGTTCTAGGATAAGATACGCGAAAATAAAATCTTCCAGAATTTTCGTTAATATAATAACTTCTCAGTCTGGCCGCCGTGTCAGTATTTCGATTCCAATTTATATTATCTTTTGAATATTCTAAAGTCAGTAAATCGGTATTAAAACCATTTATTGTAGAATTGTAGCGACAATGATATGTAAATACTCCTCCAGACATAGCCACAGAATCAAGTATAATTTGTTGATTTGGCTGAGATGTTGGATTCGTATCATTTATAAATTCTGGTTTAGTCAATTCGATTGCCGATCCGGTTTTGCGCCCTCCCCAACCTCTTAAAATCACTTCTTGGAATGGGGTTATTCTTACATAATTACCATTTTGTGCCTTCGGCCAAGTGGTGAAGTCATTTGTCGTTTCAAATTGCTCAAAACAAACAAACACTCTTTCGTAAGGTTTAATTCCATTTAATAGATATAAAGGAATCGTAAGATTTAATTCTTCATTTTGAGAATTGATTGACCAACTTTGAGCTTCAGCGTACCAAGCATTAGCTTTTTTTTCTGAAAAATCGTTTTCTACATATTTATAAACAACTAGTCTCCATGGTGTAGAGCCCGATCCTGAAGAATACCCGTCCCATTTATTGTAGGAATAAGAGCTTTTCCAATTCGAAATTTTAAATTTTATCCCCCAATTTGGGTTCTCGAAAAGAGTCATTCCTATGCCTCCTGGATAACTGCTTGTATAACTTATTGTATTATAAGTCGTCCCCCATTCCCAACCTAATGGTATATCGTTTGTCGTCTCCATGGAAACTATTTTAGAAAAAATTGGAGAAGGATTATAAAAATCAAAGCTTATTTCTAAATTATTTTTGTCTACAAATTTAGATAATTTTGTATAAGCCGCTAATCTTTTGGTTATATTTTCTGCTTTAAAAATTTTATTTTCTTGAACCCCAGATTTTATCGTAGAAATTTCGCCTAAACCAACATTATACTTCACCGGATCATAAATGGACATTGGATTGTAATCTTTAAAAGAATAGCTAGTTAAAGCTTGATTTTTTAATTCTTTGACTTTTATATCTGCGTCATTATTGTTTAATAATGTAATCGAATTAACATCTTCGTCGGGTAATTGGACCCATTCTCCTATCGGTAAATTTATTGACTTTAAAGAAGTAGAGCTAGTCGCCATATATATTATATACACTTATTTTTTAAAAATTCATTAATTTTATAATTAGTTTAATTTTTTCTGGTATATATTTGCCTTTTTTCGCAGCAAGAAGATGAGTGTATCCAATTTCTGCACATTTTATTGGAGAAAATTCTCCTTCATTAAAAAGAAAATTTATTTTTTGTTCATAATATTCTGCGCAAACGGCTAAATAATATTGTTCTGCATAAACAGCTTTCCGCCAAGTTGCGCCAAAATTATCTTCCGTCCAAAATTTTTTATTAACTGGATCTAAAACCATATCTAATGCAGAAGAGCTATATTTATAAATGAACCCTAAATTGGAGCCGCCAAAAACTCCAGCGTTAGGCGCATAATTGGTCCTCGCATATTGAGCGATATATTTTTTAGGGCATCTTTTATAAAAATCATTTAATTTATAAAAATAATTAATTTTTGTTTCGGGCGATTGAGCTAATAAACCTAATTTTGTAAAATTTATCGGAAGAGGTTTCCATAAAAAAACGTCATTATCTATATGAATAAAACTCTCTCCATTTAAAGATAAATATTTATAAGCAAATATTTTACTTAAAGACCAAACTTTTTGATATTCTTCTGGTATTAAAAACTCATCCAAAATTGTGTCTACTTTTGTAAATGGTATAGATTCAAAATATTTTTTTGAATTAGAATCTGTAATCAAACACACTTCGCCATAATGTTTTAATATTAAATTTGCGCTTAATTTATATGTGTCTAATAAAAAATTAGAAGGCTTTTGATTATTCCATCCATGATAACCCTTCGGACAATAAGACATGTAGAATTTAGGTGAATTTATCATCTAATATAGATTATAGCAAAATTTAATTAAATTAATATTTTAAATTGTTAATTTTATTTTCTAAGTCTTCAATTTTCGCAATCGCTTCTTTTAATGCGGCGGCTAAAAGAGGAACAATTTTAGATTGATCAATTTTTTGATAAATTGGTTCACCTTTTGAATCTACTGCGTCTTTTTCCCCAAAGACAGATTCGGGTATAATAGATTTTGTCTCGTGAGCTATAAACCCATCAACTTTATTTCCTTCTAAATCAGAGATCCAATTAAATCTATATACGGGTAATTGTTTTAAACGGATAATTCCATCAGAGATTATTTCTAAATTTGTTTTAAGCCTATAATCAGAATAATGCCCAGGATATGAATGTGGACATTGCTGGCAACATACTTGTCCAGTCGGCTGGCGATTTCTGTTATAAGTTGTCACGCAGCCTCCTCTCGAACTGTTTCCACATCCCCCGCAAGAATTGCTACTTTTGCTTCCACTACTTTTGCTGTTACTTTTGCTTCCACTACTTTTGCTTGGGCCAGGCGGAGGCGGCGGAGGCGGAGGCGGTGGTGGTGGTGGAGGAGGTGGCGGTGGAGGAGGTGGGG